CTGCACGCAAGTCTTCGCAATGCACATCATCCGAGTACCAATTCAGTGGCGGGAACTTAAAGCAGTCCCAAGCATCGCGGCCAATCCAAGCAAAGATCGGGCTTAAGACTTCCATCGGCACAATGGCATCTTCAAATGGGTACTTGAAGTAGTGCAGGTCTTGATCAAAAGGGTTGCTTCGCACATTCTGCACAGGACGCGCCGCGTCACATCTTGCTGACACCCAGCCCACTGGCTCGCCAGTTTCGTGTATCAATTGAGATACATCCTCCATCAGATACCGATAACTGGTGGGGGTCAAGACAATGTCATCATTGGCGCAGATCACTGAGCCAAAGCCATCAGCAAAGGCGCGATCCATGACTTCGTTGTAGTCATCGCCAAAATTGTGCGGCGCACCAAAGATCTTCAGGTCGGCGTCAAAGCCGCCAATAATGGACTCGGGTCCGCGCAAATAGACAGGCACTTCGGGACAGTACTCGGCAATGCTTGTGAGCATCACCCGCAAACCTTTGCCGTGTACTGTGCTGACGCATATTGGGGAAATCACTTCTTTGGCTTTGGCTTCTTGGCAGTCTTGGCCGCTTGCCTAAAGTCAGCAGCAGACGGCGCGGCCTTGCTGCCAACCTTGTTCATCTTCTCGCCAGAGCCTGCTGCTATGCGTTTTTGCTTGGCATTGATGTTGGCATAAAGCCCTGGCTTAGTCTTCACCTTTGACTCCAATCTTGATTGTGAGTAAGGACTCAGGCTCATGATCGCTCTCTTCCTCATTTTCTTCCACCACCCAAGCCTCGCAAGTACGGCTGGCCGCGCACTTGAAATCAAAAATCTCGCAGTAACCCAAGTCACCAGCGTCAATCATCGCCCATGGGTCGCCCTCTTCGCCAATACCCTTGGCAATGCACTCAAGCATTGAGTCATCTTGATTGAACGCGGCGCAGTTACCGCAAACGCTCATCTTCGCCTCTTCGGGATCAACTTCCCACTCACGCGCCATCTCCATCCAAAACTGCTTATTGGGCAACTTAGGATTCTCAGGACCATAGTTCGCAGAGTTAATCGCCTTGGCGCGATTCTTCAGATTCAAGGTAATGTCTTGAGTCGCCATCGGGCAGCTCTCTTCATCCTTGTAGCCAGCATCCTTGTCCATGGCCTGATCCATGGTGCGTTGCATGGTCGCCATTACATCTTCCCCTTGGACTTCATGTTCTTGGCTGTACGGCTGCCGCGCATAGGCATCTTGGCCTCAGACATTGCAATGGCAATAGCCTGCTTTGGATTCTTGACTACTTTGCCGCCCTTGCCGCTGTGCAATGTGCCTGCCTTGTACTCGCCCATCACCTTGCCAACTTTCTTGGCCGCTTTGGTCATCTTCATTTGAATACCCCTTTAAAAACAATTAACGAATTATGCAACTACAACAGCTTCATAAGTCATTTCAAAAATGTCAGGCTTACATGGGTAGTGTTCACCCTTTACACCAGTAATGATCCAATCTCCTCGGTTTACGATATGACCACCTTCCAATGTTTCCACCCACCCTATTGACTCAGATATGTCATCACGAAAGCGTGTCACGGCAGGGTGGTCGCCAACCTTGAACCATTGGGTGGCTTCAATAACTACTGGCTTTTTTCTAAATTTCATCTAATTCTCCTTTTATGCAACCCTTGAGAGGTTTCTTTTCAACGGCTGATTCCACTTCGTGCTGGCCTTTGACCCCATCATGCCAATCACCGCATCTGACGCAAACGTCAAGCAAAACGCATCAGCCTTGTCTGGACTCGCCAATCCACGCTTCTTGATGTCATCCTTGCTCTCAATCTGAATCTTGCCATTGCTTGTAAACATATACCTGACAGTCGCCAACTCAGCCACCAGCAGCTCATCTTTAGGCAACCGGCAATCCCTCTGCTCCAGCCACGCCTTGGCCTTGTACCAAAGCTCGGCCTTTAAATTCCTGTAAGTACCGCCCATGGCCGGTGACTCAGACACATTGATGCCGCGAGCTGGAAGATTTAATTCTTTCAACCGATCCACCACACCAGCTCCCAATCCAATGGAGTCCACCAGTATCTCCTCTGGCCTGTCGCTTGGTGGCAACGCCTCAAACTCAGCCACCACCGCACCAGTCAACTGCATCAGGTCCAAGTTTTTCCAAGTCTTGATAGGCTCAATCACCGCGTTACCACGCCTCTTGCACAGTGCCGACCGATCTGAGCCAAACCGAGCAACGTCCAATCCCCATATCAGTGGTGCATAGGGGGATGCCTCAACGTCCCGATTCATCGCCAAATCCAGCAGCTCCATGGGGATGACAGTATCTTCATCCGATCTCGGGAATTCACCCAAGACGCGGATGCGGTAGGCGTTGCTCTCCTCGCCGTACCTAGACTTCATCTCCTCAATGTAAGCCTCACTGACTCGGGGTGAGTCGGCGCAGGATACGCGCATCGTGACCCAGTCACCCGCCAATCGATTATGGGTGTCGTAAAAGAAACCGCTGGAACGCACAGGGTTGCCCAGCAACAGCGTGACGGCGTTGTGGCCTGACATCGAACCAGATGCGGCCTCAAACACTTTCTCAGGTACGCCTGACGCCTCGTCAGCCACCAGCATCACGTTGTCGCTGTGGACGCCTTGGAGCGCCTCGGGCTGCTCGGCCCTCGATGTCCTGGCAGAGATGAACGCCTCCTCGTTGGCGTCTTTCACCTCAATGCGGTCCTGCTTCACCTCCAACTGGTCAGCCAGCATGGGGGGCAGCACCTTGACCCAACGCTTGACCTCCGCAAATAAGGCGTCATAGAGCTGTGAGCTGGTGGGCGCAGTCACCACCACTTTGACAGGGAAGCGCAGGAATAGATACCAAATCATCGCCCAGGCGCTTGCTGTGGACTTACCCACGCCATGTCCTGAACGTACGCTTATGCGGCGATTGCCTGCGGCGATGTGGTTTAGGAACTCCACTTGCCACGCATCAGGCTCGGTGTTCAGCACCTCCTTGACAAACAGCACAGGGTTGTTCTTGTAGAGCTTGACGAATTCGACAAAAGGGTTATTCACCACCAAATCATTGGAATTTTTTTTCGGCACAGGCTTTTTCGCGGTGGGGGGTAGGGGGGTGGGGTTCGGGTTGCTCATGGCGATATGTGTTTAGGTGCGACTACAGCCGCCCCCGCCGCCGCGAGCAAAGGGGGGGTCATCGCGCAGGCCACGGCCAGCGCCTGGCTGCCAGTAAACGGCTGCAAAGTTATCCACAGGTCGATGTATCTGTAAGTCATTGATTCATATGCTTTCTTACATGAGCCTTACATAATCGGTTTAATACAATCACTATTATGTTAACCAAACTGTGGATAAGTCCGTCTGTTTCGCCCAATAAACAGGCAGTTTGCAGTTGTCCACAGGGCAATGTGTGCATCATTGGCTTTTTTCTGTGGATAAGTCATCGATCACCTCAACGTGGCGCAACGCGGCCATGCGTAGGTCTTGCACGTTGATGTTGATCTGCTGCGCCTTTTGTAAGCCATAAGTCTTCTGATCCCACCGCTCGGCCAGCCACTGGCGAGTGCGGATGCGCTGGACATCGCGCTGCGGATGATCGACATCCATGTCATCCGCTATCTTGATCGTGTCACACGCCATAAGATCGGCGGCACGCACACGCGCGCGCGTAATCATAGCACCATGATCGTTTTCCTCAATCCAATCGTCTAGCGCACGCTTGCTGATGCCCAAGCTCACGCATATGTCGGCAATGCTTTTCCCGCTTTCAACCATGCTGAAGATCATCTCTTCAGGCATCTCGTTGAGGAATGCAATGTCTTTCCTACGCTTTGGGTTGCCAGGCATCGCTCAACCCCTCTTTAAAGCTGTTTTCACGCGCTGGACGATGTCCAGTACCTTTTCGCGGATAAATGCCGCTATGAGCTTAAATTGAGCCATTCTTGAACCTTTCTGCCTGTTCGGAATTGAACTTGTATTCCATCTTGTCATTGTCGCTGAATGTCAGATCGTTTTCAAAGTCATCAAAGCCTGTTGCACCGCCAGGCTTGAACTCTGATGTTGGCTTGAAGCTGGTGAGCTGTGCTGTTGGCACAAGCGCCTTGATCTTGATGACTTCCTGCATACGCTCATCAGCCAGCAATGCTTCTAATTCCTGCATTGACCAGATGTGATGATTTGCCAAGTCCTGACGCTGAGTCTGTATCGCCACTGCCTCATTGACTGTTCGCACGATCACCATGGTCTGACCATTCTGCATCTCCCACTCAATCCTCGGTATGGATGACGCTGGCTCCAATCCCTCTTCGGTTGCCCACTGATCCAGTACGCCATATGCTCGGATCATTCCCGCCACGCTGGAATCGAACTTCGCCTTATCTTTGGACTCCATCGCTTGATGCAGTCTGCTGTTTTGTAGCCAGAATTTCTCTCTCAGCTCACTGCTTACTAAAGTAGTCAGTCGATTTTCTCCCCATTTCCTATCGCTGGCAGCTTTGACCGACTCCAACTCCACCAATTTCGATTGCACATGAATCGTCCAAGGATCTGCCTTTGGACTTGGTTGCTCCACCACTGGATGCTTGTTTGTGTTTCTCTTTGTTGCCATGTTTTTTATCCTTGCTCAAATTTACTAAAGGGTCCGTCAGAACTATCAGAAACTACGAGTCTTCTAGACTCTCGTTTCTGATTCTGATTTCTGATAGTCAGAAGCGTCTGATTTCTGATCGCTTCTGATCGCTTCTGATTGTTAGTTGTTAAATTTATATGCCGCCTCACTTGCCATTTTCGTCATGACATCTTGGTTTAGCCATGCCACTTCTCCGTGATGTCCACCCAAGTTCTTTGTTTTAAGTCTCGTTTTTGCTGTCCAAATTGCGGTATTAATTTGCGAATTTGTTGAGTCATATGCACTGGCTTGGAGCTTCAATTCTTCTTTCCAATCGTCAATATTTGCCACTTTCATGCTGACCCCATCTACTGAATGATTGAATCCTTTGTTCTTAATTGCTCTATAAAGTGATGGCAGCTCATAGGGTTGCCATTTGCCCTTATCTTTGTTCGCTGGCGGCTTTTTCTCGGTCATCTTTGCATGATCTGTTTTGGCTGAATCGCTGGCTTGCACCGCCAAGCTGACCACTGGATCGCTCAATCCCAAGCCTGCTGGCCTGATCTCTACCTCCACCATCTCAAAGCCAAATCGCTCGTTGTCTGCGCCATCCTTTTGCTTGCTGATGGTGAGAACGCCTTTCATCTGCTCTTCAAAGCGGAGCAGCTCCAGCTCTGTATCCACCGCGCCAAGCAGCGAGGAATGACCGCGCAGTCCTTTGGCGGCGTCCTTACCGCTGTGGTGCAGAACCATCAACGCGCAGCTGAGGAATTCCTGCACCTTGCCCATGGCCGTGATGAATGCACCCATGTCTTCCGAGCTGTTCTCGTTACCGCCGCCAAAGGCTCTGGCAAGCGTATCCACTATGGCGAGGCTGAACTCCATGCCTGTCTGCTCCACCAGTTGCACCACGGCCATCATTAAGGCGTTGAAGTCCTCGGCGCTGGATCTGAGGTTGAGCTGGTGGCGCACTATGTAGATTGGTGCGCCATCTTCTGTTTGATGGTGCATCTTGCAGGCTTTGATCCTGGCTCCAATACCGCCAAAGCCCTCACCCGCGAGGTACAGCACCGCGCCTGTCTGCTTGACCTCTTTCCCCATCCATGTGCGTCCTGTGGCGATGGCCTCGGCAATGTCCAAGGCAATGAAGCTCTTGAAGCTCCCAGGCGGTCCATACAGCGCCGTGAATGATCCTTTGGGGATGACACCCTCTATCAGCCACTCGACTGGCTCATCCTGTATGGTGTCCCAAGATTCAATCTTGATGGTCTTGACTGGCTTTGGCTTGTCTGCTTCTTTTGGTGGGTCAGGCGCGAACTCTTTGGCGATGTCCTCTACTTGTGGTGCAGGCACATCAATTGGCGCATTCGGCTGAATCGCCTGTAGTCTTTCGGGTATCGTTACATCATCCACGCTGGTGATCTTTGGCGCTGCCTTGACCAACGCCGCCAGCTCTGCTCTGCCGCCGCCTGCCTCAATGAACTCATATGCGTCATCGCCCTGCTCTTGCAGTCCGAGGTCGACTACCTTGAGCGCCTTGGCGATGGGCAGTATGGCCTCTGCTGCCTTGCGAGCGTATGACCAGCCACTCAGATCGTTGTCGGGCAGGATCACCACATTGGCGCCAGCAAAGTATTCGGTAATCGCTTCGGGCCAATGTCCTGCACCGCTGTGCGCGGTGGTCGCTACCACGCCAAGAGACATCAGCGCGTCCACCGCCTTTTCGCCCTCCGCGAGATAGATGATCCTGCCTGCTGTCTTCGCGTCCAGCAGCTCGGGCAACTTGTAGGGGACTATGCGTGCGTCACCCAATGTTGTGGAGCGTCTGCCATCTGTATCTACTTTGTAGAGCCTATAAGTCTTTCCAGACTCCCCTACGCGCAGCCGGTGCTTGACAAAGACTGTGACGCGGTCCTCGTCTTGGTACTGCCATTCCTGCTGAAACTCGACTTTGGGTAATGGCTTGATGTTGGCGAGTGGGTCGGGACGCTCTTCCAGCTCTGGCAGTAGCTGCATATCCCTGATGGTTTGGAATACCGACTCCTGAGTGCAGCCACCATGACAGTGGAAGAGAGGCTTGCCCTCGTCATCAATGTGTACGCTGAGACTTGGATTCTTGTCGCCGTTGCCCTTGCCGTGACTCGGTACTGGGCATGACGCCACCCATTGGCCGTTGGCTCTCTTCGCGTTGCCTAGCGACTTGGCTATTTGTTCTGCTTGCATATTGCCTCTACTTGTTCTATGCGTTGCCCTATCCACGCCATGACAGGCACTGCCATGCTGTTGCCCAATGCTTTGTAGCGCGGACCATCAGGTGTAGGTTTGTTTTTGCTTTTGATGTCGGTGTAGTTATCGCTGAAGCCCTGTAATCTCTCGCATTCAACAGGGGTGAGTCTTCTGACGGCCATAGTGCTGGCAACGTGCAAATCACTACCCTTGCTCATGGTACTGACTGGTAAAGATGGATCAACGCGAGTTCTGTTAACGGAACTAGTAATTTGAGCCAAATCAAAAGCCATTGGTTGCACCAAAACATTCTCGCCACCATTGTTTCTGCCTTGTGCAAATGCAATGTCCGACACGCAAGGATCTTGTGTGCCGTGGATGATGGATGGTGCTGCCACACCATGCTGATCTGCTTTGGTGAGACAAGGTGCAACGTCATACATTGGCTCAGTGGCGTTGCCGCCATTCTCAGGTTTGCGGCCAATCCAATTTCCTGGTATGCCGTATGCTGGCTGCGCCACGCATTGAGGCTGACCTCCACCAGTTGGCGACTGCTTTGTCAGAGTAAGCGCCTGATCATGGTTGTACTTTGGCGTTTGCTCTGTGGTGAATGCAATGGGCTGCAAAGCCACAGGCACATTACCACCGCCTGTACCCCACTTGCTTGTGACTGTGCTGCAAGTATCACCAAGGTCACGCACCCTGCTGTCCTGTCCATGCATTTCGTAGACAGGTGGCATTGTCAAATCTTTTATTTCAAAGCCACCGCCGTCAGCGCCTGCTCCAGTGCTGGCGGCAGCACTTTGCCTCTTTTCTCTGCTCGGCGCAGGATGCCCTTGCAAGCTGTGGCGCTCAAAAAGAACCGCTGCGGCAGCTCGCCAGTCTCCAAGGTATCCGACAACGAACACACGCTTGCGTCTTTGGGCCACTCCGAAATACTGAGCGTCAAGAACGCGGTATGCGAACCCATACCCGAGTTCTCCCAACGCCCCGAGGAAGACTCCAAAATCTTTTCCTGAGTTAGATGACAGGACGCCAGGGACGTTCTCCCAAACCAACCATCGGGGCCGATATTTGTCAGCAATGGCAAGATAGGTGAGCATGAGGTTGCCACGAGGGTCATCCAATCCTTTTCTGAGTCCTGCGACTGAGAAAGACTGGCATGGTGTTCCTCCAACGAGAAGATCGACATCTGAGACATTTGTCCATTCCTTAAATTTGGTCATGTCGCCAAGGTTTGGCGTGTTGGGGTAATGATGTGCAAGCACTTCTGATGGGAATCTTTCGATCTCCGAATACGCTACTGCTTCCCATCCAAGGGGATGCCATGCTACTGTTGCCGCCTCAATACCACTGCAAAGTGAGAGATATTTCATGTTGTAATTTTTAGAGGAAAAAAAAGCCGAGGCTGTTACACCTCGGCGCGTACACACTACCAGTTAAAACATTTCGTCATCTTCAACGGCTTGCGCCATGGCTGACTTCGCAGGCGCGGGAGCTGGTGCAGCAACAGCTTTAGGTGCTGGCGCGGGAGGCGCAGCCACTTGCGCGGTGTACTCCTCATCGCTTTGCCCCATACCAGCAGGCTTGTCAATCCACGACACGATAGTGAAGTTGGGAATGCGTGTAGTGCCTTTGCCGATCTTCTCCAACTTGCTGCCGGTGTACTCCAGCACAGGCAACTTGCCTGCATTGGCGGCACGCTGTGCGGCGCATTCGGTGTACATCTTTTCCAGTCCCATATTCGGACCTACGCCTGATGAACTCCACTCACAAGTGCCGATCTCTTTGTTATAGAACGTGACGATAAAGCCGCGTTTGTGGTCAGGTGTAGGCTGTGCGCCCTTGCGTCCCAGCTCTGAGTCAGGTTGCCAGTCGCGGATGCCGACACCAAGTTGGAGCCAGCCTGTTTGCACCGCATCGATATCAAACACGATTTTCTTGAGCTGGATCTCAGCGCCGAGGCTGTTTGTCCAAGCATTTGCCTGTGGACTGAATCGGATGTAATTACCATTACCACCACCAGAGGATAGATTTAGCATTTTGCGTTTCGCTTTCAAAAGTTACAGGGGTTGCATTATTGACTCAAGCTGCGATCTCTCGCAAGGGTGAGTCCACTCGATACCTTGGCCGTCAATGCGTCCAAGATAACTCTGTTTTCCTTTGGCAGCAGTTTCTCTGCCGCCGTAGGAGAAATTAGTTCAGTCTCAAATATCTGAGAATCTGTAAGTCCTGCGTCAGTAAGTGCCTGACGCGCTGTTGTTGAATCAATCCATTTGCGTGACGCACGTTTAGGTTGGAGCTGCCAGCCTGGTAATACTTGACCTGCTTCCATCTGCTTGGTGGCGTGATCCTTTACAGCCTCAATGAACTTCTCCACCATCGGTGCGCGATCCAATATGGCGCTGATCTGTGCAGGCGTTAAGGCCAACATGACTGCATTGATGTCCTCTTTAGACATGATGGTGATGTCGGGTTGCGCCGCCACAATGTCGAACTGCTCTTTCTGTGCCGAGCAAATGTGCTTTGCAGGACACCACTGGCAGGCTGACTCTGATGGCGCATAACGCGGCGTGTCACTAAGTGCCTCGTCAACAGCAGGCCGCAATATGTTTTGCTCCCACTCTCTAAGTGCAACAGCACTCATAGTGTGTACGCGCTTTTCGCCATGGTGAGGTTGGATGATTTGGAACTCGACTTCTTTGGGCTTTTGGCTGTTGTGCATCAATGCGCCAAGTGCGTATATCTTCATCTGTTCGCTGTCAGCATCCACATAGCCACGGCCTGTTTTAAGGTCGGCAATGATCAGCTTGTCCTGAGATATGCCCACCACATCGGCAGTGCCTTGTAGCGAGAACTGTGGCGTTTGGTAGAGCTTGAAGAGCTGCTCCACCTTGACATGGCCAAGCTCATCTTGAATCGCCCATATTGCCTGCAAATGCTCTAAGGCAAAAGAGCAATTCTCTTCAGTCATGGTGATGCCCTCCACCACTTGGCCGACAAACTTCATGGGGTCGGTGTCGAGCTGAAAGCAAGTCTCGGCCAGCGCGTGAATGGCTGTACCAATCTTTGCTGCTTCGCCTGCCTCTTGGTAAGGCACAAGCGTTGACAGTCTGGCGCTGGCAGGGCAGGCGATCCAGCGCGATGCTGATGATGGTCTAAGTTTCAAGGGTTTTTGTGTTGCCATGAGTCTCTTTCTATGTGTGAGCTGTTGATTAATAGTGTGTACGCGATCTGTCGGGTTTCGTTGCTGACGGCGTGTCCAAGGTCTTCGGGGTCAAGCAATCGTTTAATGAAGACGATCTGCTGCTGATTTGCTTTGCGCGAGATCTCCAACTGATTTGCTAAGTAGATGATGTGTTCGCGCATTGTTTGGCGCTCTTGATCAGCCATGGCGCAGTCCCCAACAAGCAATCAGCGCCGCATCTGCTCGGCCATCATCTTTCTTGCGCTTGAAGTAGTCCACGTTCCATGGAAACAGCTCCATGGCACGCGCCCTTGCGCCGTCCTTACCGCCAGTCACGCCCATCGCCTTTTGCCATGTCTGTGGCGTGATCAGGGTGGACTTGATGGATCTCGCGGCAATGACGCCCTCAATCGCACCAAGGCTGCGGCCGAACGAAAAAACGCTGGTGACGCCCTGGCCACTCATTGCAAAGACCTTTTCTATGTACGCCTCATCAGGCTTGAAGTCATTGAGGATGGTGATCAGCTCGGGGATGCTGATCTGTCGCTTGGCTGCGCCATTGCGATTCAAAGTGACTGTGGGCATATCAACAATGCCTGTCAGGGTTTCGCCCTGCATCATGGCAATTGCGCCGTTCAGCCCTACATCAATGCCAATGATTCGGCGCGGTTTGAAGTTGGTGGTCATCATTTGACGGCGTCCTCCATGGCTTTATTAAGGACTGTGAGGCGAGCTGATACCAGCGCATCGGCTGCCTGATCCAAGCGCATCACGCTGCCGTATAGTGGCTCTGTGGTCCCACTCATCCAGCGGGATACTTGCGCCTGGTCGATCTCCGCAACGCGGCAGACATCGCTCATCTTGTAGCCAGCGCATTCAACTTTGTGCCTTATGGCGTGGAGTGCTTCTTGTGAAATCGTTTTCATGTGGAGAATGTTAACCATGTTTTGTGGAGATGGTCAAGTTTAAGAGAAAAAAAGGGGATCAGCGCGAACCGATCCCCTAAAAGGCAACTAGCGGTGACCTTGAAAACACCGCCGATGCTGAGTTTACAACAGTAATAGTTGACTAGTTTGTAAGGTCTAAATAATAGTTGTTGATGACTTCATCAAGTGTGATATATTTAAGTCCTCAATTACTTCACTTCTAGGAAAAACAAATGAACGCAACTTTTACCGCTTACGCCGCATCCGATCTCTTCAACGCTGGTTATGCCTGTGATGGTCATCCATTCATCGCCGAGTGCTTTTATGTTTTGATGGAAGATGCAGCTGGTCGCCGCTTTCGTCATAACGCTATTTTTAATGGCACTAAG